CAGATCTTGGACGGTTGATTGGTTGATGCAATCGTTTGCGAAGACAATGCCGCGATTGAACATCTTAAGCGAGCTGAAGACACCCAGAGCGGCCGTAATTCGCTTCGTGCTCGCCCCCGTTACAGTGGCCCCATAGATCGATGGCTGGGCCAAACCGGCAGAGCCATCCGTGTCACCACGATCGACGTTGAGATTGTTGATATCGACTTCGATACCTTGGGCATTATAATTTCCTGTAGCGGCTCCCATGCCGACAAGGAAGTTCGCGGCCCACATGCTGCCTGTGCCGTTGAGTGCGTCGATGCCCGCATAGAGCGCGACCTTATCACCGGCCGGGGTAGTTTGGCCGGCCCCGTGTCCACTCACGAGACCGACGTTTAAAGCGAAGTCGCGATCAGTGTTTGATGTCGTTGAACTCTGGAAAGACGCCACGCTCTTGGTGGAGGACGCATTGCCTGTAGGGGTGACGGTCACAGCAAGCGAGCCGCTGGATTCGTTCAGGCTTGTACCGGTCGCATTGCCAATTATCGGTGTCACCAGCGTCGGGGTATTGGCGAAAACGTTGGCGCCGGTGCCCGTCTCGTCTGTCATGGCCGCCGCAAGATTGGCGGAGGTTGGCGTCGCTAGAAACGTAGCCACACCCGTTCCGAGGCCGCTAATGCCGGTTGACACAGGCAGTCCGGTTGCATTGGTGAGCGTGCCAGAAGCCGGCGTGCCGAGCGCACCGCCCTGGAAATACGCCGCGCCGGTCCCGGTCTCATCCGTTAGCAGGGTGCGCAGATTGGCAGACGACGGTGTAGCCGCGAAGGCATCAAAACCGGCAGCGCGGGTGACCCCCGCCCATGACGCGAGGTCGGCATCGTAAGGCTGCAAACGTTGAGCGAATGCAATGCTTGTCGTGCCCACCGTGATATCGCCGGTCGTGGTAACTTCCCACCAACCCGATCCAGTCGAGCCGCTGACGACATTGACCATCGTGCCGGTCTTGATGTCCTTGGACTTGTTGAAGTCCTTGGCGCGGCGCCAGGCACCAGTATCCACGACATAGATGCCGTTATCTGCACCGGTCGTCTGATCCTTCACCAGCACGCGATCATCCGTGACCACAGCCACACCGTCGATGGTCTGTTCGCCGGACAGCGCGATGTTCGCAGTCGTGGCGACGGCGCACGGGCCTTTGATGGCAACCGAGGAGGACAGGCCGTCGCGGATATCGATTTGGATTGAGGTCACTGCCTATTTCTCCATAGAAAAAGGCGGCTCCGAAGAACCGCCTTTATTGACTTGCGCTGACCCAACAAGGCCCGCCTCGGCTTGACATGCATCGCCATAACTGACCATGCCTGCCACACGGTGACTGACCACAGCCAACCGCACCCGGCCGCAACGTACCTTGGCTCGCCTGCCGAGACCTGCCTCAACGGGCCGTGCCATAACTGGACTTGCTACGCCTTGCCTGCCTAGCGTTGGCTTACCCGGACGTAACTCGACACAACTCGCCTTGCCTGCCTAAACCCGCATTGCCTTGGCTCGCCTTGCGAAGCCAAACCATGACTAACCTTGCCTGCAAAGCCTGACCGTGCCCGGACAAAACCCGGCTCGCCAAGCCTTACCATGCCTGCCATGCGTCACCGCAACTCACCATGCAGCACCGCACCATGACGCGACATACCTGGCCTGCCTTGCCATAACGTGCCATGCCTGGCCCCAGCCAGGCGCACCTTGACTTGCCTGCCCTACCTTGTTCCTCGCCAACCGGAGGGCATCCGGCTCCGCGCTTAGTGCCTTGCGCTTTTGGGCAAAGCTTTCTGCATTTCGTCCACGACCTCGAAAAGATCGGCGAACTCTTTCAGGTCTTTGTAGCGCTTGCGCCACGCCTGCAATTCGTTCCAAGCGCGTTGCAGGACCAGTTTCCGTGTCTTGGCCTGCGACATCGCATGCCCGGCCTCGCGATAATGTGGCGCGCTTGGTTCGTTTATATGCACGTAGGCCTTCTGCCTGACCGCCGGCTGATCGTCACTGGTGTAGATAGCCACTACAGCGCGGATCAGTCCTCTGGCTTGGGAAAGCCGATAGGCTTCCGCCGCCGCGCCCTCATCCCACTCGAAGAAGCTGTGGAGAGGACTGTTGTCATTGCGGGCATCGTTCACGATGTCCAGCGGTGTTAACTCGCCCTTGCATTGCTTCCGCAGCAACTCGATGTGCTGTCCGACAGCGTTGGCGTCCCTGAGAGCGCCCGGCTGGAACCGGGCACCCTCTGCAAACTCGAAACCGGAAATCCTCATTTCAAGGTCTCCAGTTCCTTCTCAGCGGCGACATGGAACATGCCGTAGGCGCCGTCTTTCTCAGGCCGCCACTCGCCGACACCAACCGCGAAACCGGCGGTGTTCAGGTTCAGGATCTGACTCTCGCTCAGAACGCCCTGATTGTACCGGACCAGCACCTTGGCGTGCCACGTCGGAAACTCGGCTCTATACCGAAGGTCGGCCGTTCCCATGCCGACGCGAACCATGTCTTCGCGCATCTGAGGCTCGCCGACGATCCTAGCGAGATTCACGCGTGACACAGAACCGTCAAACGCGCCCTTGATATCCACGTCGTCGCCGAGGACATGGAAGGCCTGCCGAGCCGCTACCTTGGTGAGGCCGGCGACAGACGTTCCTGCCGTCACCGCCGCCGCCTTGAAGGCGACAGAGGGGAAGCCGTAGCCGCCATCTGCGAGCCGGTACATCGAGGCTTCGTAATCGGCCTTGGGGTCTTTCGCCTCCTTGGCGCCCTTGGCCTTCTTCATCTGCTTGTCGAGCATTTCGCGCTTCGCCTTGTGGCTCCACGCATGGACGATGAGCGGGCTATCCCCGATCAACGTCACTTCCATCAGCCCAATCTGAAGGGCCGGGAGTTCAATTCCAATTTCCTGCTTGGTCTTCATAGGTGTCTCCTATCGTCTCCATCGGCGCCCGGCCCTGGCAGGCCCGAGACGCGCGGGTTCGCATTAGCGAAACCGGGGCCGATGAAGTTCGGAGATCCCGTTTTCGCGTCTACCGCCCTGCCAGAGGCGGATCAATTCAGGTGCTTTGCACCAATTTGGTGAACTTACAGCGCACCAATTTAGTGCGCAAGCCATCTTCTTGGATTTTTCACCATTTTGGTGTTTATGAATCGGCGATGGCCAAGCAGGACGACTACATTCGCTATACAATCCGCGTACCGGCGCCTCTCTACGAGAGCATCCGTGTGGCGGCAGGAGATAAGTCCATTAACGCCGAGATCGTTGAGCGGCTTTACAGCTCGTTCAGCGCAACAACATCCGGGATTACGATTTCTTTAGAGGCGCTCCCACCCGGCTCACGGCCTGAACGGGTTACCCTGGGGACGTTCCTTCAAAGTCTTGCGGAGACCATCCACGATCAGGTCGGGTTCGCCAGCAAAGAACAGAGCGAAATATTTGACGCCGGACCGACGCTTCTCCCGCCAGACGAAAGCTAGTCGCAGACTTCAGAATTGGCGCGGCCATCCCAATCCGTGCTGCAATGCTGGCCTGTAGAATTCCGCTCCGTTCCCGCGCCAGCCATAAGCGCAAGCACGCCGCAGATGACAAAGCCGGCACCGTATTTGCCGACCTTGCCCATATCGCCTTCCATGAACCCGCCCACCGCGAAGAGGGCCAGGACAAGTCCCGCGATACCAAACAATCCAGCGAGCATCAGTGCTTTCGCGTCTCCGGCAGATTGAGGGCCGATCCAGTAGCCTTTTCCACCCGATCGAACAGCGAGCGAAGATAGAACAAGTTCTGTGCCGGGATCAACTGGCGCAGCTTGTGCAGATCCGATTGCGTCGTGTCTCCAGCGAAGATCGACCCAGAAACATCGAAGATATCGGCCACAGCATCGGCAGAAGGTCCAAGGATTGCCCCTGTGACGTTGCGGCTGGCGTAGCGTGACACTTGCTTGCCAGTAATGGCAGAGAACCCCACCCTACCCCGCGTTGCCTTCTCGGCGATGTTGTTCGCGTCCATCAGCCAGCCGACGAGACCGGACTTGTCCATGGCTTCAACGGCCCACTGCTTGGGATCGTCAGACGTTTGCTTGCCGGCCATGGCCGATTTTGCCCAATAGGTCATGGCGCCCAATCCAAGCGAGAGCAGCACACCGTTGAGAGTAGCCGCGTCGCGCTGCTGAAGGCCGGCAAGCATGGTCTTCTGCATTGAGGAAATGCCAAAGCTCTTGAATTGGCCCACAGCCTTGCCGAGTTCCGTGCTCATCCAGAGGGGCTTATCCTGGCCGGGCGTCACGATAGCCCGGTCAACCTCGCGCACTACAGCTACACGGAAGGCGTTACGCGCTTCGATGTCGGACCAGTCCCCGGCCTTTGCGAGAAGGATGCCGTCTTGATTGTCCCCAAACTGCGCCGCCTGGTTGGCGATCCTCTGCGCCAGATCGGCATCAATGCCGGAAGCGGCGAGGCTGCGAATGTCTTTCGCGGTCCCTTTACCCAACGCCACGCGCTCTGCCGAACGGATGATGTTGGTCATCGTGACCAGGCCAACGATCTGCTTTAGCGTGGCGTTCCAGGGCGCCATGAGCGACACAACACCAAAGCGGGTAGTAAGGGACGACAACCCCCGCTCGAAAGCCGAATGCCGGCCGAAGTCGTCGGTGATGTCCGCCATTGCCATGGCGCGGCTATCCAGCACCATGTCCAATGCTGTGCCGGCGTCCTTGACCTCCTGAGCCGCAAGACGGAAGGTCTTGAAGTTTCTGACCATCGGAATGAAACCATCGCGAAACGCGCTGGTCAGACCGTAAGTAAACACAACCTTCCCCAGGTCTGGGATTGCAGAAACCGTCATGCCGCCGAGAAGGCGAAGATAGTTGACGTTTCGAGCAATGCGGCCGGCCCGAAGAACCAAAGAATCGGGATTGGCGGGCAGCGCGTATTGCCCGCGAAGCCGGTCGCGGATGCCGCTCAGATCACGGATTGCATCCTTGCGCGCCTTGTCGATCCTGACGCGCGCTGCCTCATTTGGTGCAGCTTCTATCTTAGCGTTTGCCTCATCATTGATCTTGCGGATTTGCTCAGCCAGATCGACAGAGCCGAACTTGCGGGCCAACTCGACATCAGCCGACATCGTGCGTACCTGTGACCGTAGAACCTCCTCGATGTCCGTGTTGAGGAAATCCTGGATCTTGCGGCTTTCGATATTCAGCAGGCGCTCTTTCAGGGGTCCGCGCGGGCCAGACACGATGTCATAGGGAACACGGCCATCAGCATTCCCCAGGATGTTGTCTACCGTATCGTTGACCAGCCCCTTGACCTCGGAATCGGAAAGCCTCGAAAACTCCTCAAGCTTCGGGTCAACCTTTTCGCTCTTCGCCGCCAAGCCGGCCGCGTCGTTGCGCTTCTGGATGAAATAGTCGTGCAGAATGGCGGTGAACTCGTCGCGACGGGCGATGATCTTCTGTTTGTTGTAAACGCGGAACAGGTGGCTGACATCGCCCTTGACCGAAACGTCTTCGGGCAGAAGCCTGGCCTCGATGGCCGCCTGCTTCATGGCGTCATCTATCTCGCGGTAGATCTTTGCAGCCTGCGAAACTTGCGGGATAGCGTGCTGCTCCCCAGAGAACGCAGCCTTGCCCACCTCCTCCTTGAACTGCTTATAGGTCAGGCGCTCCGTCGATCCGCGAACGCGGTCCAGTTCGGACATGACCGGCGCAAGGAATCGCTTGAATGACGACGGATCGGGCGTGCCATGGTAGTACTGGGCGAAGAGCGTATCGATCTCTCGCAGCGAACGAGCGAGTGGAGCGTTCCACATCTTCATGCGGGTTTCGACGGCACCGCCGCGCTCTGTCGCCAAGCCAAGCGCGTTATCTGCATACTCTAGCGGTGTTTCAGCGAGGCCCCGAACAGCCTGCCTGCCTGCCTGCAACTCATTGAGCTGCAACCGAATGAGCGGGTCCTGTCGATTGACGATCGGCAGCTTTGAAATGAACGCCTCATCCTTCAATGTCAGCGGCCCAACATCGGCCGCCGCCGCACCAGCAGACTGGCCGCGCCCCAGATTGGCGAATTCCTGGTCAGCCTTGGCGAATTCGCCATCCTGCCGCTCTATCTTGGAGGATAGTGCCCTCGTCTCTGCGCCCGCCAGCCGCCCTATCAGCGCACCAAGAGCCCCGCCCAAGACGATGGAACCACCAATATTCAGAGCGCTCTCCGCTGGCGTCCTTGTGGCCTGCGTGGCCTGTAGCGCGGCCTCCGATATCCCGGCATCGAGACCGGCTCCAATGGCAAGGCCTGCGATGCGCCCAGCACGCGTACCGGCCGCGATTTCGCCACCAACCGGAAGAAGCGTAGGCAGATCGACAACACCGGCGGCCATCTGCGCTACAACGCCGGCCCAGCCCGCCGCCGCAAGCGTGCGGTTATCCTGTTCTTCCCGATCAATCTGCAGCTTCTTCGCTTCGGCCGAGCGCTTGTTCGTGATGCCGGCGAACTGCTCGACATAGGGGGCGTACTTGGGATCGTCCTTTACATAGTCGATCGGATTGAATCCAGGATCAACGATGGTCGGGTCAGGCTGGCCCATGGCTGACAAAGCCGAGCCGATGGTGTTCTGGGTTCGGAAGGCCGCACCGAACGTTTGCAGCAGCGACGGATCAGGCGGCGGTTCAGCCGATGCGATATTGCTCAGATCCTGGATAGGCGTCGCCTCTTCGAAGAAGGGCATTACATTGCGCTCCCAGGCGTCGCCTGCAACTCATCGGGCGATGGAACCTCTGTCTGGGGGCTCGGCGGCGCTTTCTGACGCGCTGCCTCATCCTTTAGGAACTGCTGGCGACGCTCCGGCGTGTAGATGGTGGTAGCAGGCTTGGTGAAGTCCTGGCTTTGGCCGAACTCTCGGTCACGGCCAGCATTAAGCTCCAAGTCCCGCTGAGCTGCGGCATCATTGGCGTCGGATTGCCGCTTGGCGGCATTCAGTTTTTCGATCTCCAGCATCTTCGATGTATCTGGGCGCCACAGTTTCCCTGGAATGGTTTGCAGAACGCCGTTCGCGTCCTTATAGAGAACGGCATACCCTGGAAGTTTCCCCGCCTTCACGTCCGCTTCAGTCTCCGGCGTGGTGACGAGCTGCACAGAGCCCGGCTGGTAGTTCTCATCCATCTCGCCGATGTCGATTGACAACTGCGTCTTTGCATACTGGTATGGGTCAGCCATCAGCCCGCCGATCAAGTCGCCGCTGGTATCCTGCTTGGGCCAATATCGTTCCGGCGGATACTTGACCACCGAACCCCCACTGAACTCAGACACACCATACATAGCCTTCATCTGATCGAGCGCCCGGCTCTTGGCGAGAGACGGATCACCGTTCGTCGCATAGAACTGATCCTCTGCAATCGCGAGGTATTCAGCTTGGATGCCAAGAGCCTGTGCTGGCGTCGTGCCGAGGGTCGGCGCCGAAGTCAGGAACGAACCACCAAACTGCTTTGCCAGATCGTCCGGCGTGAGCGTCTTGAGGAATTCCTGAGCCGCCGGCTGGAGGGCTTTCCGTTCGGCCATTTTGACCGGATTCTGACTATCGCGAAGGCGCGTTGCTGCTTCGACCGGAGAGAGATTCAGGTCTCTTACATAGTGCGAGAAGTCGTTCGCCATCTGCTGCACCTGGGAGCCGCCATCGCGACGCTCCAATGCGGCAGGATTGATCGCGAAAATGCGCTGGGCGGCCTGTGCGGCAGCAGTCACATCCGCAACATTCGTGCTGGTCAGCCCAACCCTGAGTTGATTTAGGGCCGAACTAGGGACGGTGCCGGTTTGGCGCACCAATTCTTCAGTCAACGATTGCGTCTGTTCAGGTGCCGCAACCTTGGAGAGCGCATCATAGACGTTATCAACCGTCTTCTTGCCATCGGCGGCATAGGGATCAACGCGCAATGCCCCACCAGCAAAGGCTTGCACGGCTGCTGCCGTATCCACCGTGTCCTTCAGCTTGGCGTTCAGCGAGTTGATCAACGTAGCTTTGTCGCCATTGTCGATGCTCGGGTCATCAAGAATTTGCTGGCGAGTCAGCGTCGGGTCTGACGTTGCAATGCGCAGATTGTAGTCATCGCGAACTGCGGCTTGATTGGCCTTATCCTGAGCCGCCGCCTGGCTATCGATCTGGTTCTGCCTCTGCTGAGCCATCTGCTCAAGCTGAAGCTGCTTATCCGGAGACTGCGATGTAAACCACTCTGGCCGGCTCGTGCCACCAGTCGCCTTGATGGCGTCCGCCATTTTGCGGTCAGCCCAGTCTCGAACTTGACCGGCTGTTTTGCCGGCAAGTATCGACCGATTGGCCGCTATAGCTTGGGGGCTGAAGATGGCGTTGGTCGGCGTGTCAGCGCTTGCTTGCCCCAACTTCTCCGCGACACCGTACCCGCCGAAGTGCGCGAGATAGATTTCACCAGGGGTGGGCTCTCGCCCCAGATCGCGCCGCAATCCTTCGATATTGTCTTTCGTGAGCCTAGCGCCGGCATCAGCATTTGCCACGGCGTCAAACTTGTTAGTCAATCCATACCGGGCCGCCGTGCCGTCCGTGAACTGGAAAAGGCCTCCCGCAGAGGACGATCCCGCCTTTGCGTTCGGGTCAAGGCCGCTTTCGATGTGAGCGATGGCAAGGGCTATGTCCGGGTTGACGCCACGACGCGCCGCCGCCTTGGCCACAATTCCTGCGACCGGCCCTTTGGCTTGAATGATCGAGGAAGGATCTTGCTCGATCTGCCTTTGGCCGTAGATGAACTCGCCGCCCTTGACGACGTTCTGGCGCCAGGTCTCTGCCTCTGCCGGCGAAAGGTCGCCAGCGTTACGCGCAACATCAATCGAAGCCTCGGCGCTGCGCTTGGCGTAATTGCGCTCCTCATCGGTCGCGTTCGGGTCGGCTATGACAGACTGGTAGCCCTCAAGACCCGACTTGTAGTTGACGAGCCGCGCCTCTTTCTGCCGCCCGGCCGCGAGATCAAGGACGCGATTTCTGGCAGACAACGTGCGGTTATTGAAATCCGCCAGCCAGGTCGCGCGCGCCTTCGGATCGGCAATGTGTTGTGCTGCTTCCTGGCCAATCTTCGCCGCGCCTTGTTCAAAGCGTTGGCCGAACGTCGCGTAGTTGGTATCGCTATCGAACGACCGCTCGAAGTCGTTCAGATTCTTCATGGCCAGGCCATCGGCCGTGGTGCCATCAAGAACAGCTTCGTTCCGCTTCCGGTCAAAGCCGATTTGTTCAAGATTGGCCCCAAGACTTTCCAGCCCACGGCCAATGCCGCTCGTGTCGATCTGTGCAATCGCACGGCCCGAGCGAAGAGTTTCGGGGCCGCTAAGATCGAGCGCAGTTGGAAGTCGGGCCATTAGCCGAACACACCCGACCTGTTGAGACCGCCAGCCATGTCGCCGAAGCCGCCAATGACCGAACCAAGCAGGGAAGCACGGCCAGAAGCGCGGCGAGCACGGGCGCTATCCCTCAGCCCAGCGGCGCGGGAATAGCCGCCATACATGGCTGTCTGGGCATTGTAGTCTGCCTCGCCCGCTGTCTGGCCCATGAGCTTGACAATCGTCGGTGCATCGGTGCCTGCGCCACCTCCTGAAGCAGCAGCGAGAGCCTGGGCACGCGAATTGAGAATGGCGCCCTCACGACGCTTCTGAATGGCGTCTCGTTGAGCGGCGGCAACCTCTTCCTTGGCCTTCTGGTCCATCTGGGCAGCTTCGAACTTGGCAGCGTTGTTCTGGGCAACGCCAGCAGCAATGGTACCGACGCCAGAGACCACGCTACCGATCGCGCCGAGGGCAGATCCTGCCGAGATGCCGGAAGTCGCACCAGCCGCTGCGCCTGCTCCTGCCGCAGCTCCGCCGCCGAAAAGCCCGCCGATTAATGGGAGAAACGACATATATAAACCTCCTGTCCGTCTTTGATTTCGGACAGTTCAAACCCGACCAATTTCAGAAGTTTGGCGGAAGACTCGTATTGAGCGTCCCGTACCGTAAAAACCTCAGTCTCGCCCAGCTGCACAGCCTTGCGCAGCATCTTTCTCGCTGCGAGGACCAGGGGCTTTGCATACCAAGGCCTCGGCTGGAGAACCTGTAGCCAAAGCCAACAACGATCAGCGCCCCAGGCTAATCCGCCAGTTCCAACCAACTCGCCATCATCAACGCCGACGAAAGCGACGGCTGGCCAATCGATCACAACGTCAAGAGCCACTGCTACCTTGTGCGGGTCAGCTGGGTGGATGGTCAGCATCAGCCATTCGTTGTGATATCGAAGACCATCGAAATCAGCGTCGCTGTGTTCGGGCTGGCCACCTCGATGCAAACGCGGCTGTCTGTGTCCCACTCGCCGGGAAAGACGAACGGCTCTTCGTCGTTAACATCGCTGAGGACGATAGCCGGAGCCGTAGCAAGATCCTTCAGCACCGGAAGTGGATAAAGCGGCCTTTCGTCATTGTCGAACTCTGAGCCGTATCGAACCCCAGCTCTTACGAAGTCGGTCATGATGACGCCGACTTCATTGATCTTCTTCATCTGAAGCATGGCGGTGCCACCAGCTGCACCATAGGCGAGCTTGGCTGACTTATAGCGAGCGGTATACGGGAGGCCAGCAACCCAATCCGTCACGGCCGAGCCCACAGTGATGTTGCCACTGCCGTTTACGGTGTAGGTGTTCGGAACCGTGATGCCATTGACTGTTGTCACCAGCGGTGCGCCATCTGCCCACACCACCACGCTTTCTCCCTGGAGATGTGTGCCAACATGGATTGTCGTGGAAGCCGGCGAGTTCACGCCCAAGGCAAAGGCGTCCATTACCTTGCATGTCGTGGACGGCTTTACCTCGCTATCCAGCGCCATCTTCTCGACATAGCGAACCGTCGATCCGTTGATGGTGCGGTTCACCACGAAATACACACGGTCCTGGTCATCATCGGGGAGAACGGCGACGCTCTCAAACTCCCCATCGGTTTCGATCGGGATGAAGGCAAGAACCTCTTCAAGCGGCTCGTAGACGACACAGACGCAGGAACCATCGTTATTGATGATCCAGATGCGAGTATCCGGGCGCCTTTGAACCGCAAGTGTCTTGATGCCAGAGGTGAACAGGTCCGTCGCCAGCTTGCTCATCTGCGTGGCGTTGTAATCGGAACTCTGGCCGTCGAAGGAGAGTTCAAACACCGCGCGACCCGAGCGATCGACAAACAACCCCCTGGTATCGACGCGGGCCGGGTCAACCGAAGATGCACCCGTGGACGAGCTGTCCTTGATCGAAAGATTTGTAGGCGTCAGCGGCTCATCGAACGAAGAGGACTTGACAGTCGAAACAGCACCCTCCGTGCCCACAAGAAGCCGTTGAAGGGCAAGAAGCCATTGCGTGTCGTTCACGCCACCGGTGGCAATCGAGCGCGAGATTGGCCCGCTATCACCTTCCGTGGAGTCGTCAAAGTCTTCAAAGCCGTCTGAGACGGAACCCCACAAGCGATCCGAACCGGACCACCACAGGCGCCCCTCTGCAAACGTGACGGCGGACGGCCATATCTGATTGGCTGACCACTCTCCCTCACGCCAGTCATCGGTGGCTTTCGTGCCATGAAACGGTGTCAGGATTTCGATATCAACCTGTGTCGCGCTGGTGTAGCCCGTCACTCGGCAGATTCCGGTGCCGCCGCTTCCATCATAGTTTATGACGATGGTCGCCGTGCCCGACGTGTATTCACTTGGTTTGAACCCGAGCTTGTACCAGATGATGGCGTTGTTATCGCCATCCTTGTTGGTCGTTGTTCCTACGTTCGCGGTGATGTCGGTCGCCGAGGTGGAGCTATCCTTTGCGAAATCCCTAAAACCAGTGTCCGCGCCGTCAAACGAGCGCTGCCAGCGAAGCGTGCCGGACCATGTGCCAGACACGCTATATGTCCAGTTGCGGTCGTTATAATTGCCACCCGTAACACCGGTTACCTTGAAGGAGTCGGTGAACTCCCCTTCGGCAGCTACTTGCGTGCTGATGTTGAAGCCTTCGTGGGTCAGTGAAAAAATGGCGCCAACATGGTCGGTATTGAAGAAGGCTGAGGACGCCGTTAGCGTCCCGTTCCCCTCTGTGACGCTTGGCGTTAGCTTGACAGCGCGGGTCGTTCCGAGGGTGAAGGGGCCGTTCGCGGGTTGATATCGGACAACAGACCACGACCTTGTGGACCGTCTTTCTATGCGCTGCGGCCTGTAGCCGTCACAGGCGACAAAGACCACATCGGCCGATTGAGCCATGCGCATCTTGAACAGATCAGCCTCAAGCCACTGTGTCGGCAAGGTCATTATCCCAGCCGACTCTATCTGGCAGCTATCCACACGCTTGAGGTTTGCGTCTTTCGAGAAGAATTGCAGATAGAAGGATGCGCCACTCGGCGTGAAGGCCAGGGAATGGGTGCCGGTTCTCAGGACGGTTTCGTTGATATACTCATCACCGCCGGATGAAGAGCCGACACGAAGCGTTACCGGGCCGCGCTCGACAACGATACGCAGCGCATGTTCGGTGCCGATTTCATTGACCGTAACGGTTTGATCCGCCGAGGCTTTGGAGCCGCGCGCAAGCGCTGTGAGATTGAGATACCCACCTGAGACCGTAGATGTGGCACCCGAAGTGGCTGTGAGCGACCATCCCGCTCCGGCCGAGAAGTCGCCATTTGTAACAGCGGCAGTCACAGAGGGACGTGTGACCAGCACATCATCCACTCGCACTCGCATAAGCTGGTCTGTGAATTCCATCAGCGCAGCATCAGTGGCGCCGAAGACGAACTCCTTCACGCGGCAGACATCGTTACTGTCCGTGGTCGAGAGGTATTCCAGGCCGGGCCGCATGAAGGCGGGACCGCTGGTAAGGGGCAGAAGATTTGTCTGCGTTTCCGCAGCCAGGCGCATCCTTTCCAAGTCAACGCGTGCAAGGTGCTTTTTGTCCTGCACCCCCACCGCAAAATGCTGAAGGTAGACATTGACCTTCGGCATCTAGAGGCCGCGCCTCGTGCCGGTGAGCGAGCCGCGACGGAGACGCGAGCGCACCAGTCTGCCGGCTGGGGAATAAGCCACGCGCTCGTCCACCGCATCGAGCGCCTTGGCTTCCGTCAACAGAGCTTTGGAGAGGTTGAACAGATCGGTTCTGCTGCCCTTATCCGCCGAGATCGGCAGGGAGCATTGGAACGCCAGATAGGCCGCGAAAGCCTCTGCAAACGGCTGTCTCCAGGCCCCAATGTTCCAGCCATAAGCGTCATCATTCGAGACGTAGCGGACATAGAGCGTGTCGTTGTTGGCGTACCAGTATTGCGTCTCGTCCGCGAAATCCTCGAACCCTTGGGCGAAGGCTGGATCGATGTTGATGTTGACAGTCCGCACCCAGTCTTCGGGCTTGGAGAAAGCATACTGATAGCCGAACAGCGGCTCTACGTCCTCATCCTCGCTGAGCTGCGAAGTGCGGATGGCGAAGTTCCACAGGCCCTTGGCGAGCATGTATTCGCCGGCTTCTTGCCAGGCATCATCGAGAGCGCGGCGGGTAACGCTTGCCTCTGTGAGACTTGCGATACCGGCGGCATTGCCGAGATAGCGCAGCGCAGCCTTGTAGATGCCGAGACGTGAGGCCATGTCAGATCTCGCACTTCATGGTGACGATCTTGCCGCCAGTTCGGTCATCGATCAGAGACGCAACCTCGATGGCCTTTGCGGCGTCGGCGCCCATGTACATGGCAGCATTGGCAACTGGCCCACCGGAACCCCATGCCGCGAACTCGGGCTTAATGTCGAATGATGCGCCGGATTCGTAGATCGTGACCGTGCCATCCTTACGAAGGCGGATAACACAGCCCTCGCTCAGCGTTGGGGCCTCGCCGTCCTCGCCATCACGAAGCCACTGAACGAACTTGGTGGCTTCTGCGAGCACACCACACACGCCGGCTACTGTCCCGTCAGGGAGACGGAAAAGCTTCTCGGCCGAATATGGATTGATCCAGCCGGAGTTGTTGCTCATGCTGTCCGAAGCAAGCACACCCCAGCGATACGCGATCGTGGTCATGCGGCGAGACCAGATGCCTTCTTGGAATGCGAGATGGCGGCGGCGATTGCATCTGCCCGCGTGCGATGATCCTTGCTCACCACCATGTGTGGGTCATTCGTCATCGCCCGCCATTTGTGGGCCGGCGCGAAATTCACGGTGTAGCCGGCGGGCGGCTCGGGAGCGTCTTCCGCAACCTCACTCGGCTGTTGAACAGCCGGCGCCTTGGCAACCACCTTCGTCAGGTCGATCGCATGCAGGAGGGCCGTCTTGACGAAGCCGACGCCGGTTTCGGTAATCAGCAGATGCAGGCGCCAGGTCATGTCTTCCGGCAGGACAATGACCTCATCGCCGGCCTTGACCTTGGAGAAGACATTCGCCCAGTTGCCAGGGATCGAGACATCTTCCATCGTCATGTCGTTCGGGACGACCATGCGGCGAAGCGTGCGGGTGAAATCAGCGCTGTTGAGCGCCGTATTGGCAGGAATCTTCATATGTGCCTCTTGGTTGGGCGGTT